AGGTTCTTTATTGGAGTACCTATGCCTAAGAGCATCTCCTTGCCATCTCTGAATCTTTTACTCTTTAACCAACTGCCATCCGTGCCTTTTGGGTTGCCAACACTTGTGAAAATTGAGATTAGGCCGCCTTCTGTCTCAGCACTCATGTCTTCGCCAAACAGTATTCTTTTTAAGTTATTGTTAACTTTGTTTAGCATGTCTGGTATATCTTCGACCTCGGCAAACTTGTTAGGTTCGCCTGTCTTTTTATTGTAACCAATTGGAAACCTAAGGTTAGCCATTTCTTGAACACCAGTTGCAATGCCAGCTAGAGCTTGGCCCATACCTTGTACTGCAGATATACCTTGAGCAACTACAGAACCACCACTAAATAAGCTAGCAGCCCCACCTGGATATAGAGTACCTATCGTACCAAAGACGTTGGCTAAAACATTAGTAATCATACCTGCATTTACGGCAACTCTAACTGGAGCATCAGAGTCCATGGACTCGAACTCAATCGGATTACCCTCTTTATCAAATTTAGTTGGAAATTGTAGATTAGCCATTGCCTGCATACCTCGTGCGATACCAGTTAGAGCCTGACCCATACCTCGAGTTGCAGATATGCCCTGTGCAACTACAGAACCACCACTAAATAAGCTAGCAGCCCCACCTGGATATAGAGTACCTATCGTACCAAATGTTTCTGCTAAACTACTTACTATTTCATTAACATTAGTCTTTAAACTTTTAAGATCTGCCTTCTCAGCAACCTTTTGAAACTCTGCAATACCCTTACCAATTAATAGTAGAGCAACACCAGCTGTAATAAACGCGCCGCCACCTAACAACATTCCTGTTGCTGTGATTGGATTCACTGAAACTCCATCTGCAATGGCATCCATCATAACCTCAAAGTTAGACTTCACACCACCAAAGAATCCGGTTTGGCCTGAATCTCCAAATATGCCGCCTTTACTAAATATTTTTTTAGGCAATGCTGATAGAATGGCAACTCCGCCTGCGATAACCGTCACAGCAGCTCCTGCTACTAACATTGCAGCAGAACCAAGTAGTATGAGCGGTGAACCAGCACCAGCTAGAGCCATTGCAGTACCTAAGCCACCAATAACAGCACCATACTGGCCAATACGCTCCCATGCGTTTTTCTTAGGCAGGGCTTTTTCTAGAACCTGTATGCCAGCTCCAATTACAATTAATGCAACACCAGCAACTATCATCTGAGCAGCCCCCAAGGCCACCAGTCCTGAACTAGCACCTGCTAAGGCCATTGCAACACCTAAGCCAGCAACAATAGCACCATACTGGCCAATACGTTCCCATGCATTTTTCTCAGGCAAGGCATCCTCTAATATACTAAGGCCAAAGGCAATGGCTATAATTAACCCGGCTGTGATAGCACCCACAACCACAAAGGCTTTTACCGTTTGCATATTTAAGATATCACCGGGTACTAGCAGATCAAAGAAGTAGAGTGAAAGACCAATTCCTACAATAGCTAGAGCAGCAAAGCCCATAGCTTTGGCCCCTCTTACTATAGTATCACCAGCCAATCCAATCAGACCAAATATAAGAGCGGTACTACCGACAACAACACCAATCTGTAGTATTCTGTCAGGCTCTGGTGCTACTAGATCAAACAGGGCAAGAGACGCGCCAATCGATAAAATAGAAAGGGCTGCAAACGTAAGTGCCTTTGCACCTTTTTCTATCGTGTCAATCACTTTCATCTTCTCAAGGATCTTGAAAGTACCACTTATAATTAAGATTGATGCCGATGCAAATAGGGCACCGAGTACCGCAACAGGGCCAATTAAACCAAAAAGTGCTAGAGAGCCCCCAAATAAAAGTATAGATTTGCCAATGTCACCAAGAATTTCAAACTGTTCAGCACCCTCTAAGTTTACTTTACTGTTAAGTATTTCAAGGCCTTTGGTAATTAAAAAGAGACTAGTCAACAAGAGTGGGCTAACTATAGCTGCTACTACCATTAGCGGTGCTGCTAAGGCCATATAGCCTGCAAACTCTAGGATTGATTTACCAACATCGCCTAGTTTGATTAGGCCTCCGACCAGAGCGTCCATCTTCTTAGTGGCCACCTCTGCATCAGGCAGATCGTTTAGAGCGGCTACAAGAAGCTGAAAACCTTTACCTAGAGGCTCGGCTGCTTTACCGACTAAATTTAATACTTTAGCGTCCTTGAGGGCCTCTTTCTTAGAGGCCATGCCATTTATTGCAATTTGACGCAAGAGCACGACAATCTCGTCTACCTTAGTATATAGGACACCTCCAGTGGTGACAGCAGCGGCCGTTTTTTCACTAGCCGCTGCTATCTGATTTAACTGTTTGGACTGATCGCCTATGCGATCGAATGCACTTTTTAAGAAGTTTAAATTCACTTAGAGACTTAAGTCTTTTTTGTACGCCTTTCTTATATATCTCTATAACTTAGGCGTCTTAAGACTGGGTGTCTTTAGATTAGGGACCTTAGGCATCTTAGGCGTTTTATGCATTTTATAACTATTCTTTTGTGCTTCCGCCTGTTCTTGTTGGTCCTCTTGTTGTTTATTCTTAGCCTTCAGATACTCCTGTAGATTTTTAACGTAATACCAATACTCGTAGTAGTAGAGATTCTCAATCTCAGAAGGCTGAAGTCTAAGGTGTAGGCCCAGGTAGAACTTAGTCTTAAAGTAGTTCTCCAGCGAGATCTGAAATAATGAAAAGACTTTTGATGCCACCTGGGAAGTCAAGAGGGGCCTTTATAAGCTCTCCTTCAACTTCTTTTTCAAGTGTAGTTTCTATGCCAACCTTCATACGTTCTGCTAGTCTATAAATAACCATAAACTTTCTCTCCTGCCAGCCTTTGTATTCTACCTCTAGCTCAAAGATCTTCTTGAGATTTAAGCCTCTCCAGTCACTTACCATATAAGGTAGAATCTGAACAAATGACTTGTCAAACTCAACTCCTTTTTCTTGGCGATCTTTCAAGTACTTAGTAACCTCTTGCATAACTCCAATTGTAGGTGGATGCATTCTTACAGTGCCTGCAGATCTAGTCTTGATTAGATATGTACGCTCCTGTTCAGAATAGTACTTTTCAATCTCTTCTGGTACCTGATTGTGCACCATGTGCTTAGTTGAGAGCTCGATTTCAGCCTGTTTACCGGTTTCCTCTGACTTGCCTTTAAGAACTATCTTGTTTTCAGGCTCTGGAAAGGTTAAGTCTCTTATCTTAAGTAGGATAACGATTCTGTCCTCTTCAAGAATGTCTTTGTAAGATAGTCTTTTAGAGCCAGACTCAAGTTTGCTACAAGATTCAACGACTGAGTTCAACTTATCTTCCATGTCTAGATAGTTGTTCTCGTCCATTGTCGAGAAGTGTCTAATCTCTGCGGCTTTTGCTGACCTGATCTGCAATTTTAGATCGGCTGGGTAGAATTTACCCCTTGATGGCAAGTCTGTTAGATTAACATCATGCCATCCTAGTAAGTTGTCTGAGTTCTCGGGCGTATCCGGGCCAAAGCTACTCATATCAACACTACCCAGACCCTGTCTATCTACAGCGTCTTCCATAGTCTGTGACTGACCTAAATCAGCCTGGTTATCGGGTGTATTAATACCCCTGTCCATTGAGTCTAGTCTTTTTGCCATCTCCTCTTCGTTCTGTTTCTTGTTGTCTTCTGCCATTTTACTTTTTCTTTAAGTTTTTAAGATTGTGTTTTAGAGTTGTTTTTTCTTCAGTGGATCTTCTGCTTAGCTCTTCTTGGATTAAAGTGCGTATAAAAGCGCTTATCGACATAGGCCTCTCCTCTTTTTCAAGCGCGTCGTTTAGTATAATCCTATTAACCTGATCTACTTCTTCCTCCGTTAAAAGCACTTGTAGCTTTTTTGTAAGTTTATCATTGTTCATATTATATGAATATTGTAATATGTTTCATTTGCAAAAAAAGAGATGAGCTTGGCCCATCTCCTTTTAAGTCTTCTACTTCATTAATTTAGCTCTTCAGCAAAGACGTCACTTCGCCAAGTAACCTCTAGTGCCTGTGGGTCTGTTGTCTCGTAGTTTAGCTCTCCAGTGAAAGGTAAACCTGAAGTAATAAAACAGTCGTCAAGTGTAACCTTTCTATAGATGTCACCTTCTCTGTTGAACTGTACGATTATGATAGATCCTACATAGTTCTTTTTCAGGCCCATTTCACCTGTTTCTGGGTTATATGCATTTCTATACCATTGCCTCATTGTTTTGTATAGGTAAGCTTGGTTAGAATCATTTAGGTTTAGAGAGAAGTTAATTGTTACGTCGATTGCCGTACCGTCAGGCATACCAGCATAAGATCTTGTTGAGAACTTATACTTCTGTTCAACGGCTGCAATTTCTCTATGTATTTGTTCCAGACCTGTAATAGAATTTACTTGTTGTAGTAAAAGTTCTTGGCCAGATACGTTTGTCGGAGGCAGTATTGTTACCTCGAATAGATTAGCCTGTACTGGTTCAAACTGTTTACCCTTTTTACTAGTTTGGTCTTCTGAATAGTGTGGTAAAGCCATTTTATCTTTGTTTTATTTTATATATCTTTGTTTCTTTATGCAAAGTTGCCAGTTGCAATTTCACCAGTGTTCAAGATAGTAACACGTGACACTAGTATTTCAAGACCTTTGACTGGTTCAACAAATGTGTCTAAGATACCCATGTTATTGTCGATCACTTCGGTCGTGTTATTTGTAGTGTCCATTACATTTCTGTAGTCAAATACACCGTTGTCTTTCTTTACTGACTCCATAAAGTTATCTGCTAGTGTTTGAATTTCTAGTCTGGTTTGCGGTGTGTTAAACTCGAACAAGAAGTCTTGTAAAATTGCAGCTAGACCGTCTTCGATAAAGATCATTGCCTCTCTTACATGAGCAGATGATAGTGCAGATTGAACTGACTGCTGTGCGGTCTTGTTACCCTTGATTACAATACCTACGCCTCTTTCGAATACGATAGGATTATAGCCAAATGGTTCTAGTACATCTCTGTCTTTTTTATCGAACGAGAATTCAACTCCTTGTACACCAGTACCGCCTACAATACCTCTTCTCGGACCTGCTATGATAGACCAAGGCAGAGCGTCACTGTACTTGTCAATATAGTTGTTTGACACATAAGCAGCAGGCGGAATAACTTTAGTCCTACCGTTTTCTAGTACGTTTAAGCCTGGTCCGTAGTAGAACACATAGCTAGCACCTTCGTTGATAGAAGGTAAGGTATAAAGCGATGTTGGGTTAAGATTAATATTGCCACCAGTTTCAACATATCTTGTTTCAAACTCACCGGTTATTTCATTGATAAATGATGGGTTCTGTGAAGCTTTAAGCTCTTTTACCATAGGCGCGTTTAGAATAGCAGTTGCATTCTGTCTCTCTTTACAAAGCTGAGCAATTTCCTCTTTGTTTAGGATACCGCCTGCCTCTAACGAGCCAAATGTATCTACTATGTATCTAAAGTCAATTGCATCCTTATCAGCTAGCGTATTTGAAAGACCGGTGCCTGGCTTTAATATTGATAATAATTGTGCAATAGTTTTATCAGTCTTTTTAGCACCTTCAATTGGAAAGAGCTTGTAGACTTCAGTTGCCTCGTCGTAAGACTTAAGAGCGTACTCTGGCTCAACTGGCATGTTTCTATGACATACGAATTCAAAAGCGTATGTTGTATCGCCATTACCATCTACAACTGGCGTCTGTTTTCTGATTTCTTTTATCTTAGCCAGCTCACCTTGGTCTGCGTTTGTCGGTAAGTACATACCAACTTTGATATGCATTTCTTCGCTACTTGAGTCTTGCGCGCTATAGTTAGGGTTAAAAGCTGGTTCTGACTGGCCAGCAGGAACTATCTTTGACATTGTAAAGATACCAGCTCCTTTGTCTAAGAAAGTCCAGTCAGTCGGGAATTCAACCGTTCTTGCATTGTTGCTAATTGATACTAACATAAAAGGATTTTGCAGAGTGTCACCTGTCTCTGATCTCTCATAAGATGCTAGTCCAGTTGCAGTCTGACCAGAAAATACTGAAGCTGAAAAACCAACATTACCACTGGGTGAGATAACAATTTTATTAGGATCTGTTGTGTCAATGTCGGCAATTTCTACGAACTCACCTAAATTAGCTGAAGGTAAGTATGTGCCTACCTGTACATCGTTAGGAGTCCAAGAAGCAGAAACACCGCCAGCGGTTATTTCTAACTCGCCGTCATTATTAATATTTAAATTTGCTGTATTAAAACTAGCCGGATTAGCTACATGACTAAAACTTTCATAAACAGATTTACTTGGAGCCTTATCGCCGGCAATTGTAAACAGAGAGTCTGGGCCCACAGATGAAATACTGTCTATTTGTACATATTCACCTTTTACTTCTGAATATAACCACTCACCGACTTTAATACCAAGTTGGTTAAGTTCGTTAGGAAGAATTCCATATATCTTCATGTCACCCTCGGGTGTAATCTCAACTATTCTACCGTCAGTACCACCAGCACTTAGCACTAGTGGCGTATCCACATCTTCTTGTTCTACTATATGAGAGAGCAGCTCATAGTCTTGGTGTATATCGAAATTTTTACCGACCATGTCTATAGCTCCAATAGCATCTTCGTTGACAGCACAGAAAAGACCAGTTCTTCTAGCCTCACTGTTGATCTGCGTCTCGATATAGAGTTGACGGCCTTCCTTGTCTAAAAATTCTGGGATTAATGAACCAGTATACTGTGCCAGTAATTCTACTTCGCCCAGTGCAGTAAATCTAGATAGTTGGTCTTTTCTAACACCTTGACTAGTAAAGATAGAGCCAAATGTAGGGTCGTTGTTTAGTTCGGTTGCATCAAATTTACCTTTAAATACGAACACGTCTACCATGTACTCTGATATAAACTCAAGAGGATCTACGCCTTCTGGTACATTGCCCTCGCCGTACCACTCTCTGGCTGTAATATTAAAACCGTCTGTGTTAGATGCCTGTCTAGCTATAACTGTAATCGGATCTTGTTTGATATTAACAAATGTAAGAGCATTTGTTGAATTCTCAGCAGTATTACCAGCTATCTTTAATATCTCTTCGTCGTCTGGTGTCCAGAACTTGCCTGTATCGAAGGCTTTGCTAAACTCATCTTCAAAGGTCGTAGCCTCTAGGCCTTGCCGACCACCGTCGGTTACCAGAGAGGTACCGTAGATCTTGTCTTGTGCGTCCTTTGCTGTTAGGTTCATTGCTAGAATAGGACCTCTTGAGAGTGCCTCTAACGCTGAACGGTGAAAGAACATACCCTTTCTCTCTAGAGACTTGTCTATACTGCCAAAAACCTGTGTAAATTGTTCAGTATCTTCTACTAGAACAGGTGTGTTATAAGGTCCTTTTCTAGAGTGACCAACAACCAACCTAATAACTTCAGATGGTATGTTAACTGTTTGTGATTTATCAAACTCTAGGCGGTATACACCTGAGCTCTTGAACTGTTGTAATTGAGGACTTAATGCCATTTTCTTATTGTTCTTTTTTTTATTCTTTACTTATATATCTCTGCTTCATTTGATTTTTACTTAAGAAGGTCGTAAACATCAAATTGCAAATCTCCGACTGTGTCAGTGTCTTTAAATAGAACTTTTTCCATTTCTGCATGTAGATCTTCATCGATTACATCAAGTAGTTCTTCAATGTAGTCTGCGTAGTCGGTTGTATTTAAAAATTCAGTAGCTGTAATAGCAGTTATGATAATATCATCATGGCCCATTTGAGCCTCATAGCCGCCTGATTTGCCTTTACCAAATAGACTGGCTTCGTTTACTGTTTCTTCGTCTGTAATCTCTATTCTGTTGTTTTTATAGAGTTTAGCAAAATTCTGACAAAAGATAGACTTGTTATCAGACTTAAGTTTGATACCTGGTTTTAAATTTTTAGCGTCGTGTCTGTGTTTAAATCTTACTATCATCTCATCATCAAAATCATTTCTCTGTGGAAAAACTGTTCTTAGATACTGAAAGAGAACCGTACCGTAAGTGTTGTACTCAACGATCATCTTGACGTTCTCGTTGTAAAAAACATCAATGGCTAAAGTGTATAATATTTTTGAGAAATCTTCTATTACATGCTCGTTACTTCTAAATCGACCCACCTGCTCTAGCTTAAAGAAGTCATACATGGCGCCTGGGTTTTCTACTAGGCCGATCTCATTTTTATCCATAGGTTTTATCTCAAAGATATTAATTACAGAATAATCGCCACCGTTGCCTTCAGCAATATCTACGCTAAAGAGCCAGTATCTGTCTTGAGTTCTACAAGATTCAACGTCAAAGTCTGGGCTGAATTCTAGAAAGCCTTCTACGTCAATATTTATATCTTCAAATTGATCTAACTCTCTACTAACATAGTCCTTTTTGTACTTGCGCATCTTCTTTAGATCCACAGGATCTAAAAGCAGATTAGAAGAGCTTACAAATTCATTACCGTACTGTCTGTTAAAAGCTTCAATTGAACCTAGGTTAGCTAGCTCTCTTTCATACCATGCATCGTCTCGGTCTGGGTGTTCCCACCAGTCAATACGCATTGGATGGTATTCATTATTACCTTTCTCTGCAGCCTGGTATATCTCATAGAACTTATTAAAACCGTTTGGCGTTGAAGTGATTGTGATTCTTGAAACCTTAGATGCAGAGAGTGTTGGATAGACGTTCTCGTAGAATGTATTTACGATCTTAGGGTGTATATGTGCAAACTCATCTAGAAACAGGTTATGGATCGTAAAACCAATACCGGCCTTTGCTGTTGTTGATTGGCCTACTACACGACAGCCGTTATCACATCTTACGTTCATAACGTCGTACTTGATGATACCAGGCTTCATAAAGAAAGGTAAATTCTCTATTACAACTTTAGTCTTGTCAATGATTTCTTTTGTTGTGTCTGACTTGTTGGCCAGAATCAACGTATTCTTATCGGTGTTAAAGGTTAGATACCATGCGTTGTAGATTGAAGCTGTAACCGTTTTACCAATTTGGCGCGACGCGAGTACCACGTTAAATCTTTCATTTTGCAGGTTACGCAGCATGCGCTTTTGGTAGTCACGAAGATCTACATTCTTAATGCCATCATCTGTCATTACAACAGCGTATTTCTCTGCAAAGTGAACAATATCTTTAGCACATCTAGCTAGCTCAGCGATCTCAGAATCTGTATACTCAAAGACTAGATTACCACGACGTAGGAACTGTTTACCCTCATAAAAAGGCATCTTCACCTTAGGCTTATAGCCCTGATCAAGTGCAACTAGAAGGTCATTGATCTGCTTTGTAGACCATACAATTCTTTCTGTTTCTCCTTCAGATTCTCCTTTAGGGATCCATTTATTATCGCCAACATATTCGCTGCTCATAACTAGTCTTCTGTCTCTACGTCCTCTATATTTTCTTCATCGCTCTGGTTTATACCCTGTTGAATAGCCGACATGATATCTTTAGTACCTCTCTGTATGTTCTTGTTGCTGGTGTCGCCGCCTGAGTCTTCAATCTCACGCTGGTCGTCACGTTTTTTGTAGATCTCGATGTCTCTAGCAATACGCTTGGTGGCCTCTTCTGCTGACATAAGATACATGGTCTGACTTTTAATAATATCCAGCATTGACTTCTGCAGAGTTGCAAGTACCTCAAACATTCTTGGTGCTAATTCACCTTCGTCAATTGTCTGTAAGAGTGTTGTCAGCGCGCGCTCGCCGGCTTGTAGTTGATAGATCAAAGAGGACATTGTCATCTCGTCCATCTTTTTTTTGGCTTTAATATACTCGTCGCGCTCAATGATGTCAGCGTCTAGGTAGAATTTCATCAGGCTTGTAATAGTCCTCTTGGCCTTCTTACTGGACTTTTCTTTCATCTCGCCATAGTTAGCAGGCGGTGTACTCTGTGTACTTTTTTGTGTTGCTGGTAAATCTTTAGGATCAGACTCAACATCAATTGACTCCTCATCGCTAATTAGGTCGTCAAGTTCACGTCTGATCTCATCGGCCTGTTCGGATATATTCTTTTTATCTTTGCTCATAAATTATATTATATACTATATATCTTATCTAGATTGGTTATACCTTCTAAGCTTAATTGAAGGTATAGCATTGTCAATAACGTGCGCTAGTTGGTTATCTCTAACGACATACTGCTGTAAGACATTAGCCTGCTGATCCTGGCCAATCACCTTCTTAAACACTCTAATGTTAGTCACGTCTAGTTTGGCTGGCATTAACATCCAGCTTTTAACTTCAGGCCAAGAGTACTTGTCTGTAATCGGCTCGGTTTGATT